CAAGGATACCCCCGTCGGCTTCATGGGCAAGACATGGGACTCGTTCGTGCCGCCGCCTGCGGTGTGGGACGAGTGCATGAGAGTCCTCAAGCCCGGTGGGCACCTACTCGTGTTCGCGGGCACCCGCACGCAGGATCTCATGGGGCTGTCCATCCGCCTCGCCGGGTTCGACATCCGCGACGGCATCGGCTGGATCTACGGCAGCGGGTTCCCGAAGTCGATGGACGTGAGCAAGGCCATCGACAAAGCCGCAGGGGCGGAGCGTGAAGTCGTGGGGCGGAGGGTTCGGCTAGGGGATAGCACGCATTATCCCACTCGCGGCGATTCCATTTTTGCCGGTTCGGAAACTGGCAACGTCACCGCCCCCGCCACCCCCGAGGCCGAGCGGTGGTCGGGATGGGGAACTTCTCTTAAGCCCGCGATAGAGCCAATATTGTGCGCACGTAAACCAATCCGAGGCACCGTCGCGGCCAACGTCATCGCCCACGGCACGGGCGGGATCAACGTGGACGGGTGCCGGGTGGCGGGACCTAAGCCGGACACGACCCGCGGTGCATCCGTCAATAGGTCCAGCATGGAAGGCGGGCCGCTCGGCGGGCAGGGGCGCATCATCGACGACGGTAAGGGCAGGTTCCCGCCCAACGTCCTCCTCGACCCCGAAGCCGCCGCCGCGATGGACGAACAGAGTGGGGTCCGGCCCGGCGGAGCGTTCCCCGGTCGCCAGAAGTCCCAACCGGGCGGGGCGAACGGGACGATGAACGGCGGATGGTCCGGCGAGATCGGACCGGCGCGCAAGATGGACAGCGGAGGTGCGTCGCGGTTCTTCCCCGTGTTCAAGTATCAGGCCAAGGCCCCGGCCAAGGAACGCCCCCAGTACACCGCCGAGGACGGCCGGGTGGTCAAGCACGCCACGGTCAAGCCCCTCGAGCTCATGCGGTGGCTCGTGCGCCTGGTCACCCCCGCCGGCGGTGTCGTGCTCGATCCCTTCGCCGGATCCGGCACCACGGGCGAGGCCGCGATGCTGGAGGGGTTCGACTCGATCCTCATCGAGGGCGAGGCCGAGCACCTGCCCCTGATCGACGTGCGGATCGACCGCAGCGCCGACGACACCACGCCCCCGGCCCCTGACCCCGAGCCGACACCGCCCACCCTGCACGACCGGATCACAGCGTGCACCTCGCGCGCCGAGCTCGCCGACCTGTACGACGAGGTCACCGCGACCGACCCGGCCGCGTGGACCGACGATCACACCGCCGCGGGCACCGACCACCTCGCCACCATCGAGAGGATCACCCCATGACCGACGAGTCGCTACAGACGGCCTACAACGGCATCCTCGTACTTTTCGCGCGTCCCGAGTTGGGACTGTCCGGCGAACACCGAGGAGTACCGAAGCTGGCCCAGGAACTGTTGAAGAAGCACGGCGAGGACTACACGGCCATCGGTCGCGAGCTGCATACCCGCGAGTGTTTCCGCTGCTGGCAGGCACACGCCTGTTCTGCATACAAGGCCCACACGCCCGCTCAGGCCGAGGAGATCGCTGAACTTTATGGGGGCCTGATCCGCGATGTCGCCGACGGCACGCGGCGGGTCATCCGCACCATCGAGAGGACCACGACATGACCGACCCCTTCGCCACCCCGGCCACCCTCGGCCGGACCACCGAGCACGCCGGGTACCCGCTGCCCGCGCGTGACCTGCGCGAGTGGAATCCGCAGATGGACCGCTACGGGCGGTACCTGCTGCCCAACCCCGTCACAGGCAAGGTCGAGGGCCACACCCGCGTCACCACCGGGGCCGGCACCCTGGACGAGACCTCGGGGTTGGAGCGGTGGAAGATGAGGAACGTCGTCAAGGGGCTGCACAGCGACCCGACGTTGCTCGACACGATCGACTTCTACGCCGAGCCGCGCGAGATCTCCCGGGACCTGGACAAGGTCGCCGAGAAGGCCCAGATCCTCGCCGGGGCATCGGACGCCGCCGAGCTCGGGACCGCGCTGCACGCCTGGCTCGAGGCCCTCGACGGCGGGCTCATCGGTATCGACGAGATCCCCGAGGTGTTCCGGCCCAAGGTCGACGCCTACGTCGCGGCCCTGGCAGAGCACCACGTGACCCCGATCCCCGAGTTCATCGAGCGCCTCGTGTACAACGCCGCGACCGGATGGGTCGGCAGGCTCGACCGGGTGTACCGCCTGGCCGACGACACCCTCGTCATCGGCGACGTCAAGACCGCCAAGGACATGCGGTACTCGTGGCTCAAGGTCTCGATCCAGCTCGCCACCTACGCCGGCGCGAGCCACGTGATGAACCTCGACGGCACGGCGTGGCTCACCGTCGAGGAGGCCGGGCTCACCGTCGGCGGCGACGACGCCCCGTTCGCGGTGGTGGCCCACGTGCCGTCGAACGGGTCGGTGTGCAACATGGTCACCGTCGACCTCTCGGCCGGCCGCGAGGCCCTGGCGATGGCCGACCGGGTGCGCGAGATGCGCGCCGAGGCACCCAAGACCATCCCGCACCTGTGGGAGCTGCCACGCCCCGAGGTCGTCGAGGTCGCGCGCGAACAGGACGATCCCCCGGCACACGGCGACATCCTGGCTGTGTCCATCTCCCAGGCCACGGGACAGGAGGACCTCGCCCAGCTGTGGACGCTGAATCAGCCTATCTGGACTGACGAGCACACCGCCCTCGGGCAGGCCCGGCTCGCCGAGCTGGAGGCCGCCCGTGCCCCCGAGAAGGGCAACCCCTTCCGCCCCTAGACTTGGTAACCGAGTGTGCTACCATGAACACGACGAGCCGACCGGCCTCGTCACCACCTCCCGAGAGGATCACCACACCATGTCGAACCCCTTCGCCGGTGCCGCCGCGGCACCGCAGACCACGCCCGCTGCCCAGCCGGCGGCCCAGGGCAATCCCTTCGGCGGGGGCCAGGCCGCCCCCGCTGCGCAGCCCGCGCCGCAGCAGGCACCCCCGGCGGCGGACGCCTTCGCGGCCCCGCCGTCGACCACCCCCGAGCCCGCGGCCCCCGCCGGCGGTGACCCGTTCGGGATGCCCTCGGGCGGCGGGTCGGGATCCAAGATCGCCGACGACCTCGGCCAGGCCCTGCTCGTCCGGCCGACCGAGTTCCGCGAGAACATCACCACCCGGCACGGCCCCGCCAACGCCGTGCAGGCCGACTGGATCGTCCTGACCGGTCCCGAGGCTGGGCAGGTGCGCGAGTCCTCGCTCGTGTTCCAGACGATGCTCGTCTCGGATCTCAAGAAGATCCTCGACAACCCGGCCACGCCGTTCATGGTCGGGTTCCTCACCAAGGCCGAGCCGAGCCCGGGCAAGTCGGCGGCGTTCATCTTCGCCACCCCCGACGAGGCCCAGGTCGCCCTCGCCCGTCAGGCCGCCGCGCACTTCGGCTGGATCTGACCCCACCCCATGCCCACCGCCCCACGACCGGATCATCGGCGTGGGGCGGTGGTGTACGGACTATCGGAAGGAACGTCACTGTGACGAATGTACACATCTGGCGACAGGACATCGTCCTCGTCGAGCGCCAGACCATCACCGCCCCCGGCCTTCGCCGGATCCTCGCCGTCGACGATCAGCGCGGCGTGCTCGAGGCATGGTTCGAGGTCGTCCCCGGGCAGCCCGAACGATCCCTCGACCTCATCATCGTCGGCACCGGTCACGAGATCCCCGACGACGCCGACGCCTACCTCGGACACCTCGTCACCGCCGGCGGGGTGTTCGTCTGGCACTTCTACACCGGCCGCATCTTTCAGGGAGGACTCCGATGACCGACCAGATCCGCCACCCGTCCCACTACACCGCGAGCGCCGCGGGGTTCAAGGTCGAGTGCATCACCCTGACCCGATCTATGGGATTCGCGCCGGGCAATGCCGTCAAATATGTCTGGCGCCACCGGGACAAGGGCACCGCCGCGCTCGACCTCGGCAAGACCGAGCAGTACCTCGAATGGTGCATCGAGCACCAGCTCCCGGCCCACTCGGGGATCAGCCAGACCCGGCTCGTGAACTTCGCCCACCGCATCCTCGCCGAGTCGGACGTGGCCGCGAACCCCGGCGTCTACGGCGTCATCCCGCTCATCTGTGACGCGGAGTATGTCGGGGCCCTGGAGGTCGTGCGGGCCGAGCTCGCGGTGCTGGAGTATCGGCAGATGACCGCGGTGCGGATCTGACCCACCGCGATAGAGCAACGCCCCGGCCTGTGGGGATGGGCCGGGGCGTTGTCGTGTGCGGATCTACCCGATGCGAGCGGCCCGGAACTGCATGGTGCGGGAGACGTCCGACTTGACGGTGACGGCCCGCCCACCGGCGACCGAGGCCAGCACGACCCCGAGGTCGGCGGTCGGCGTGAACACCTCGGTGTCATAGACGGACTGACAAGTGGCCCGGGTCCCGTCCAGCTCGATCCACTTGGCGAGCGTTGACGAGATCGGGACGGTGGCGGTCAGGGTGCAGAGCCACGTCCCGGCCGGGAGGGTGACCGTGGTCGACGCGGACGTGACCGACTGGGAGAGGTTCTGGTACTCGTCGGCCCGGGCGACGAGTTCGGTCGAGAAGGCCATCGGTCAGACCCCCGTGATCCGGTGCCAGCCCGGGTCCGTCGCCAGGTTCGGGGCGACGATGAAATCGCCGACCCTCGCCTGCGCGTGGACCTCGGCTGCGGTACCGGGCAGGGTGGTCCCGGCCCAGTGCCACGTCGCCGGCGCGGCGTCGACCCGATCGACCTTGGCCTGGAGGCCCGTCACATCGGACACGGCGTGGGTATGCCCGGTGGCCGACTTCCCGTCGAGGGCTGTCTGGGTCGCGGTCGAGATCGGCTTCGCGGCGTCCGAGGTGTTGTCGACGTTGCCGAGGCCGACGTCACCCTTGACGTGGGTATGTACGTCGTCGGCCTTGCCAGCCATGTCGGCGGTGTACCGGTCCTCGGTGATGAGCCGGACGTTGGTCGGCTGAGTCATGGCGGTGTCCCTTCTTCCCGGCCGAGTCTACCCGTCGCGCACAGGACCCGAGGTGTGCACGGCCCAGGCCACCGAGTCTGCCAGGCGGTGGGCGAGGGACGTGGTCTTGCCGTCCCGGGTCGGGTACAGGTCGGTGTACACCCGCGTGTGACCGGCCCCGAGGTAGGACTGTGCCTCGGCGATGGAGCGGGCGATCCGCGGGCCGAGGCCGAGGAACCACTGGTGGAATGGCAGGCCGAGGAACGGCGCGAGCTGGAGACGCCCCCGCCGGGCCTTGTCGATGAAGGTGCCGAACAGATAGCCGGGGACGGCATCGGTGGACGCGGTGATGTAGCGCAACAGGGAGTCCGATGCGGCCCGACAGATTGGGTCGCCCACCGCCCCGCACCAAAATGTCCTGCCGGGCACCGGGCCGTGAGCCTGGCCCATGACCCCAAACCCCGGCCCGTCGAGGATGCCGTGCTGTTGCCGGTCCGCAGGCTGCCACGGGTCGGCAAGCTGCGCGATAGCTGCGACCCGGCCCTCCAGCTCGGGACGGCGCTCGAGCAGCTCCCGGGCGGGGCGACACCCCGCGCTGTACCCGACCAGGATGAACCGCCCGCTGTGGTTGGTCATGTAGTCGGCCGCCCACTCGATCGCAGCGGTGGACGCCGCCGGCCACGGGGTGTCGCCCCCGACGCCCATGAGGGACGCGGCCCACGGCACCCACACCGCGGTCGCCCCGGTCTTGGCCTTGAGCCGGTCGGCGACCTTGTCCACGACGTTGCTGGTACGGCCGCGGGTGCCCGCGCCGTCGAACACTAGAACTGTGAGCATGGGCACTAGACTACCCCGCCC